TACTGGATCTTTTCTAGGATCGTTCCATCCAGCTTTAATACCGTCTTGTTTTCCTGCTTGATAGGCCGCGCCTGAATTAGCTTTGACTAGAGCGGCTTCCAGTTCCCCCACTCTATAGGCCCATTGCTCATATAGACATCTTGTCTGATGTCGGCTTTTACCATCACCACCAATAGCAGCTTTTATTTCATCTGATAATTTCATATCACTCTCCCTTTAGTGCGCGTGCCGCTTCAAGTCCTGCGTTGAATGCTTCTTGCATTAGATTTTTAGGAATTGAACGCTCATCGCGCCACATGATTTTACTGCTATACCACTCATCAAATGTGCTCATAGCACTCTCCTTGATATCTCCAGACCATGGGCTATCGAAATCAACGTCGTCCGGCAGTATACTCATGTCAAAGCTCCTGTATGGTTACTATAGTTTCTTCGCTCTCGTCCTTCTCCGTCTTTTCTTGGGAGTAGCTGACTTCGGCGACGAACTTGGGCGAATCATCCTGAAGTAGACCGGCATGTACGATTCCGTCAATGACAGCCTTCGCTGATACTGAGTCTGCGTCAACGAGTCTCTTCCTCTTGGAATGAAGATGGATACTAACAGGTGTATCGAATGCCGTAATCCCTTCCTCGACCAAGGCCTCATACCCAGCAGTCTGTTCCAAGTCGGCAAAGGAAACGGTAACCTCATCACTACCTTTCGTTTCTTTGTCATTATTCGCCACCTGTCTGCTCCGCAATCATAGCGAGGTTCTTTTCACACAAGGCCTTCTGCTGCGCCTGTGATAAGACAATGCCTACGGATGTACGGGTCTTGCCCTTATTGTCCTTCCAGCGGTAGATACGTGTCGTATAGTTATCGTTGCTCATAGCTTGGTGCTCCTGTTCGGTAGATTCGTTTGATTACTTTAATCATCCAGCGCTCGCATTGTGCGAGGAGTACGGCCCCGGTACGCTCGTCTCTCACGTAACGTGTCCCCGGTGGCCAGTCTGCTTGCTTCGCTATCCGTCTGATTCTCTTTGCTACTGTTCCGCGCATCGCGTTTCTCCTTAGTTAGTTACCAGCCATCATGGCCACCAACAGCTTTCTGTATATCCAGCATACCCTGGATACGTGCAGCGGCTGCCTCGGCGGCCTCACATGCAGCCTCGAGCATCTCTACACGGGCCACCAGCCCGTTCACACAGGCCTCTGCATTGAGAGCAGTCACCCAGCGTACTGTTGGCTGCTCACTTGGTTCATGAACCTTCATTGGTATCTCTCCTGTCTGGTGGTAGCCACATCTGGCCCTCTTCTCGTCTCATCCACAGCAGTCGTGCGTTAGTGATGATGGTCTCTTCTGGAATGTCCACGAAAAGCCCCTTCACATACTCCCACATCTCTTGCTCATCTGTTATTCCGTCCAGAGGTTTCAGTATCTTCTGTGTAGCCTTCCTATTCGTTAGGTGGTACAGGCCAGCGATATTGTCAGTACCCTTGTCGCCTGTAAGTATCTGCTTGTAGAAGAACACTTCGCCCTCTCGTTCACTCACGGTGAACAGTTTCTTTGTGTTGAAGTTGTAGTGGTTGCCGGGCACCATCATCAAGTCCTTGTCGATCGTACATATGATCGTGTCCTCGAAGCTGTTGACCTGCTCAATCGCCATAGCGTCGTCAGCCTCTTGGCCCTCTACAATTACAGCGTCCAGATGCTCCACCATGAAAGCCTTCATAGCCTTGTAATGGACTGGCTTATGGTCAGGATCTCTGTTCGCTTTATAATCAGACACCAACTCGTCCCGGAAGTTCCCCGGCCCTGTCAAATAAAGCACGAAAGTATTAGCCCTCGTAGCCTCCATGATAGAGTTCAGCTTGGTGTTGATGTTGTGGATAGCGTTGCCTAGCGGCTCGACCTCTATCCTATCACTTAGCTCAAGTGGGTAGTCGTCACCAATAAAAGCTAGTGCTTCTTTCTTGTACTGAAAGTCATGCTGTGTACCATCCGGCTCTGTCACGGTGTAGATCTTATTCTGTGCTGCAAACCCACACCCATATAATATAACGTCACCATCAATTAGTGCCTTCATCATACCCTCTGTTAAGTTCGACCTTCGTCAGGTCTGCTCCACATAGCTCTGGGAACATGGCAAACAACGCCTGCATGGCGTCGCTCTCTTCCTTACCAGCAGAGGTATACATATCTCCACTAGCGAAGTAAATGTTAAATACCTTCATTAGGATATTTCTCCTTTAGTTCCTTAAGTCGCTTGATTTCAGAAGTACGCTTCTTGCGTAAGTACGTAATCCTTGCACGCTTGCGGGCTAGGTAGTCCTTGTGGCGCTCAGTGGCCTCTTCCGCAGTCTCCATGCCGCTGTACTTGAGTACCAGCTCACTGTGATCGTAGCCAGTCCCGACTACAAGCTTAGTGTCTGCGCCGTAACGATCTACCCAAGTCTTCACGTACTCAGCGAACTCGCGTAGTGTGGTCCAATACGGCGCTTCTTCTACGCCGAAGAACACCTCAAGGTCTATGTACTGAGAACGTTGTATCTCTTTAGGTTTAGCCATATCAATCTCCATAAGAGGCCCCCCGAAGGGGGCATTAGTTTTACTGTAGAACAGTAGGGGCGGTGACTGGTAAGACCTTGGTATCGGTGGGATAGATATCTTTCCCCTCCTTCTCCATCATCTCCAGTACTTTCGCCTCTAGCTGGTCTGCATAGTCAATGATACGAGGAAGCATTTGCTCCTCTGCCTCGACAACACCTGTGGTATTGTTCTTGCAGATGTATACCTCCACGCCTTCGAGCATCTGGCTCTCACCTGTCTCGACAGTATATAACGCGGTACGATATACGATCATTGCTTTACTCTCCTCCAGCGAAATTCTCGCCATAGATCTCAGAGTACATCTCCTGAGTGGTATCGTTCACCATAGCACAGACAGCTTGGTAACGCTCAGCCTTCTTTGTGCCCCCCGGTAGCACCAATGCATCGGCAGCAATCAACACGTCGATAAGCGCCAACGCATCCTTGCGTGAGGCTAGGTACGTGATGCGCTTATCCTTCAAGTCCCAATTAGTACCACCAGACTTCGGCGCAGCCCCGGAAGGCAAGGCAGCCGATGACGACGCCTGTGATGAAGGGGCCTGCTCTGTAACTGCGGTGGCCTTTGCAATCACGTCCACTGACTTGAAGTCCATGTTTGCGTACTTGCCGTTCATCGTGTAGCCGAAAGATACCTCGTCGCCTTCGTCGAACTTTGGCGCATACTTGCCTGCTCCGTACCATGTTTCCCCCAGCTTTACGCCGTAAAAACCGTTAGCATTACAATTGATTTTCTCTACTATGCCTTGTACTGTTTCCATTGTTATAACCTCTATGGTTGGTAAACTATCAAAGTCGTCCATCTCAGCCATCTCGGCTGCGAAGTCACGTTGCGATTGCCGCATCTTCTCTTCATAACTAGCTATACTCATTCGCCTTCTCCCCAGAACTGGGTAGTCTTACTATCACTGTCCATAGGAACCTTGAACTGTATATCATACACAGTGTCGAGATATTCCAGAACGCCTGTGGTGAAAGCCCACTTGCCTATTTCATTGTAACGATCCTCCTCTTCAGGTTTAACTTCACTAATGATACTATCGTGGATGGTGTTTACCACAAAACTCTCTAGCTGTTCACGCTTGAGCAAGTAGTGGTTCAGTACCAGTGCGATAGGTATGATATCCGCAGTAGCGAACGACTGTACAGGGAAGTTACAGATGGCCGTGGTATTGGTCACGTACCCTGACTGCGTTTCCTTCGTGTCGGGCCAGTAAAAGATCAGCCCGGTGATCGTCGTTAACTTCTTCGTCTTAAGCACGGTGTCTATCCATCTGTTTTGTGCATCAGCAACTCCGTGATACTTCTCTTTAAAGGCAGCAAAGTATTCTCGCTCTGCGTCAGTACCGCTTCCACCGCCGTAAAGAGGTTTGAAAGTTCTACTCTTAGCCTCTTGTCTGCTAGTGGGCTCCCCTGCGCTGGTAAGCTTGTCAGCAGTGAATTGATGCACGTCAACTCCTCGCTCAATGTCACTGCGTGCAACTGCATCTTCACCAAGCTCAGCCGCAACCCGGAACTCCAGTTGTGATCCATCTCGTTCTCCTATTTTCCAGCCTTCCTTACGGGCTGAGTATAACCGTTTGAAAATACGGGGCGAGTTCTGAAGCTGGATGCCTTTCTCGTCTCCGTCGAATACCGCAAGAGGAACCTTAACACCGGAAGAAGATAGTCGATGTGTCTTAGTTACTGTCTGGTTGTAGTTCGCATAAAATATACCGTCCCTTTCTTCTACGATCCCGCGAAAGAAACGCAGGTTCTTGGTTAGGGCAGCGTTTAATCTGCCTCGTTCCTTAAAGAGTTCAAGAAATTCTCTTTGCGACTTATTACGGCCTTTAAAGCTGCTAATAGTCGCCGCATCTGCCTTTCGTCTACCGGCTCCTGTTCTAATAGGACGACCTCTTTTGTCTTTAGGTTCATTAAAACCCAGTCTGTCGTAGAGCAGTTCGGCCACCTGGAGCGGAGAATTGAGATTAACGCTCCCGGTAAATTCTGAAACTTTTCGTGAAACAACACTGAGTTCGGCTTCATAAGCTTTGTTCTCCTCTTGTACTCGATCGTGGTCAAGGTGCATACCTACCGCCTCGATACCTACGAGGATTGGTGTGGCTATGCAGCGTGTAAACATGACAGGCATAAGATTTAAATCTAACATCTCCTGCCGCTGTAGTAAGAACACTTCATGACACAGGTCAATGTCCTGATGACAATACTTCAGCAACCACTTGGTCGGTATCTGAGAAGGACATACGCCGCCCTTAATCAGTATACTAACCAAGCCCAACTTCTGCTTACGTATGCGTCGGCCTGCTATGGCGTCGAGGGAGATACCTTCCCGTCTATTGCCTAGTATGACGTACTCGCCTATCATCGTACAGAACGCTAACTGCTCGTCGATCTCCACGCCCATGCGCTTCAACCATCCGTATTCAAACTTTGTGTTGTGAGCAACGAAGAAGTCGGCCGCTTCTATGTCGGTGGCTAACTCTCCGAGCTCGTACTCATTACCTATCTTTTCTTTACGGGTCACTTCCCCATCTTTTACAACCAGCCAACACGCTAAGACGATGGCGTTCTCTCCGCGCCGACAGTCGCCCTTCGCTATGTTGGTAGTCTCGAAGTCTAATACCACATAGTTGTTGCTGGTGTAGATCATTGGATCAATACCATATGGTAGTAGATCTGCTGCCTTAGCTTCCATTAATGTTCCTAAGTAATCTACTTATACGCTCGGCCCTCTCACGAGCACCCTGTGATACCCTAGAGATAGAACTATCCCGATGGGCTGGTCGTCTTGTACCTCGCGCAGTGGCTCCGGGCAAGCGCGGCCGCCTGCCTCGTTGTATAGGAGGAGCCGGTGCTATCTCAACGGGTGCTGGACTAGCAGGTGCAGCGTTCAGTCCGAGAGCACGCTCCTCCACATAAGCCTGCCACTCGGTAGCAGTCATACTACTACCATAACGATTATTTTGTTCCTCTACTTCCGCAGTAGGTGCTGCCATGCTCCCTGCTAGGCTTGGGGTGCTGGGAGTGCTGCCGAACCTCTCATAATGCCTCCCGTAAGTTGGCCGTAGTGGAGGTAACTGTTCAAACACATCTTCATCCTTGAAGGTAGGTGACAACCCCGCGCCGCCAACCTTGAATGGCTTGCGCCTACCCGTTATAGGATCTTCCCACAACTCTTGCTTGCTCATAATATCCTCGCTTTGCTTGGGTCTACGTCAACCGAGAAGAAGCTGTGATCTGAGCCAATCTTATTCTTTGGCAGACTAATCATCCTCTTACCTCGGCCATCGTAGTCGTCATTAATGCCAATGCCGATCATCGTATCGACAGTAGCGGGTAGCCCCGTCTTGCTGGAGTCAATGTCACTGAGTCCTAGCACGAGCTTGTTGCTAGCCGATTCACCAGCCTGAGTAATACTCACGGCCAAGAGGTTAAAGGCAGCACCAATGTTGCGCATCTCTGCGCCTGCACGTTCCAGTCCTATAGTCAGTCCATCACCGCCAGTTAGTACGTTGCGTATCTGATCAACGATCAGTACATCTGGTTGCATGATACTACATAGACCACGGATCTGAGCAAAAGTTCCCGGCTCAAGATGCATAAAGCGAAAATTATTATTGCCGGCATCCGCAATGCGTCGGTTAACAGTCTCCCTATCCATGGCCCCCAGCTCTTCACGAGTGGCCCCAATGAAGGAACCAAAGAAGCGTGGCAGCATAGCTGACGCTGGGTCTTCGTTACCTATGTAGAGTACCTTGAGTCCTTGGTCAAGGAAGCCTCTCGTAAGGTTAATCGTAAACATACTCTTGCCTGTCTCAGGCCTTGCAAAGATCAGAATATGGTGCCCGCGAGTAGCGTACTTCACCCTCTCTTGCAATCCGGGTGGGTACAGCTCGATAATATTATCAGGGTCAAGCGCGTTCTCTATGTCCTCATATGTGGCTGCGTCTGGGATACCCCCACTAACATCACCTTCAGCACCATCGTAGATGCTC